GCCACAAGGCGTTCGTCGAGCCCTTCGGCGCTAAGGACCGTGGCGAGCGTCGCTACGACCCGGTCCCGCCGCGGCCGCTGTTCTGCTCAGTCGACGCAGCGTACTACTGGCGCGGCACGTACTGCACGGACAGCGGCATGGCCGCATTGCTCGGCCAAGGCCACCCAGTCGTCCTCTACTCCATCGACCCGCGCCGCGTGCCCAGCCAGTCCCCAGAGCACACGATCAAGCTCACTGGCGAGGGTGGCCAGGTGGCCATGATGGTCGCCGGAAACCGTGACGCCTACGTCCACGACTTAGACGACCTCAACGTGGACCTGATCGCCACGACCGCCGTCGGCGTCACTACCGTCAGCAAGGTCTGCGCGCGCGCCATGGATCCCCTCGACCCGCATCTAGCGTACGTGGTCGTCCCCGCGCACCACCTCCCGGCCAGCTCGAGCTTCGAGATGCCGACGCTCCGCAAGTTCTCGCCCGTCTGGGACCGAGGCGTCTTTTGCATCACCGAGGAGCGTAAGGTCGAGGGCGTACCCGGCGACGGGATGATCGAGACTGTCCGCGTGGGCGTCGCGAACAACGTCGTGCAGTACACCTGCTCGTCCATCAGCTGGCGCGCCATCTGCGCCAAGGCGGAGCTCCAGCGCGCCGCACAGCCCGGCACCCCCCTGCACCAGGTCGCGGCCGGCATGGCAGCGCTGTACAGCGACATGAACCGGCTGGCCGTGCAGTTCGACGCGTCGGAGCCCTTCGCGCCGCGCGTCCGGACCGCGGAAGGACGCCTCTCCGACGAGGTCTTCGGGCTCTGCATGCTCATTCTCTCGCAGCTGCTCGGCCGCGTCGAGGCGGACGTGAGGCGCGGCGTCTTCGCGCACCTTGCCAACCCCTGCTCGCTTCCGAAGCCAAGCATGCAGGACGGCGGGAACCACGTCGCGCAGCTCCTCCCCGGCGGCACCCACCCCGCCACCTGCCCCGCCAACTCGATGGTCAGCATCATCTGCCGCGTCGAGAACGTGGCCAACGCGCGCCCCAACCCGAAGGACCTGCGCGAGCGGCAGGACGAGTTCACGTCGTGCGTGCTCCGCGATCTCCGCAAGCACAACGACGTCGCAGAGGCGCTCGCTCGCCTGCGCACGCTCCACGAGACGCTGCTGGCCCAGTCTCGCCCTAGCCAGCTCGCAGGCTTCCTCAGCGTCGCGCACCTCGTCGAGCAGCTGGGCGTCAGCGGCGCGTTCAGGAACGAGTTCATGGCCTTCATGAAGAAGGAGTCGTCCAACTTCGGCGACCCGCGCAACATCGTCAACGTCGACCACGCGGTCCGCACACTCTACTCAGCGTTTTGCTGCTTTGTGGCGTCCGCAATGAAGCTCACGGGCTGGTACGCCTTCGGAACCGACCTCAACAGGATGGCGGAGCGCATCGGCACGATGTTCGACAAGCTGTACCCCGCGTTCCGCGCCGCCGGGCACGCCGAGCCGCTAGCCCTTTGCGTCGACGTGTCGCGCTTCGACGGCTCCGTGCCGCTCGCGCTCGCCGAGGCCGCGCACGGCGGCATGCGCGCCGTCATCGCCGAGTTCGCGCCGGAGGCCGACATGCACCTGTACGACCGCCTCCTCGCTGCCCACAGCTACCCGGTGGCGCAGCAGGGCGACATGCGCTTCGAGCTGGGCACGGGCACCGTGAGTGGTAGCCCCAACACGACGGTGCGCAACACGTGGGCTATCGCGTTCCTCGCGTTCTGCGTCAACCGGCGCTACGGCATGTCGGTCGACGAGGCGTGGGGCTCGCTCGGCATTTACGGCGGCGACGACTCGCTCATCCCCATCCCGGCCGCCGCCGCCGCCGACCCCGCGCATTACGCGCTCGTCTACCAGCAGACCGCGAATGCTTTCGGGCTCAAGGTCAAGATCGACTACACGAGCGCTCATCGTGTCATGATGCTTGGGCGGTGCTTCGTGCGGCCCCGCAACAGTTACGGCGTCGGCTACCAGCACCACGTCGACCTCCCGCGGATGCTGAAGAAGTTTGACCTGTACGCCAACGCCGTGTCGGTACCGGTCGGCATGCTGGCCAAGGCGGCGGGACTCGCCTATAGCGACGCGTGCACGCCCGTGGCCCGCGACCTCGTCCTCGCCGTTTGCGCGTACCTGCCGGCGCAGGCCGTCTCCGTGTCCCGCGACCACCTCCGCGGGCTCATCTCGTACACCGTCTCCCTCGAGCTCGACGACGGCGATGCGTACCTCGCCGACGACGGCACCCCGCTGTCGCACATTCGCTACACGGACGTGCTGGCCACCCTCCAGAAGCGCGGCGGGCCCCCCCACCAGGCCGTGTACGACAGCTGCGCGGCGCAGTTCGACGTCCCTCTCAGCGACATCATCGGCCGCGTGGAGCTGCTCGGCAAAGGCGAGCTCGTCGCGCTTGCGGAGCCCGAGGACCCTGCCCTCGTGCGGCAGTACAACAGCCGCTACGGGCCAGCGCAGGAGTGCCGCGCTAGCTCCGAGCGCATCGGCCGCCCCGTCCCCGTGCACCTCTCGTTTGCCACCAAGGAGCTGGTGCGCTCGGTCACCATGAAGAACGTCACGC